CCAGTTCTTCTGTTCATTTTATGAGTAATTCTTGCGTTTGGAGCAGCGTAAATATCTGCATTACCTATTTTACAAGATAAATAAGCAATTTTACTATAAAAAATAGAATTATAATTGCAACTTGGTGAAGTATCTAATGTTATTACTATATTTTCACGCTCTCTTGACATTCTGCATTGGTTAATATTTCTTTTTGTTATAGAACGCAACAATAATTCATTAGTATCCCATTCATCATCGCCAATAATAGGTTCACCAATATCATCATCAGCTATTTTTGATATAATTGTTGCCAAAGTAGTTGCAAGTCTTTTATTTTTTGAATTTTTTACTTTGCTTATTACAGATACAGCTCTATCATTATTTCTTCTAAAGTCTCTATTAATAGATTCAGACCACTCTAAGCATTCTTGAAAATAATCTTCAACTGCATCTTTATCTGACTTGCTTAATGATTTAACCATGCCTTTATTGACTTGTTGACTAAATTTAACTTTTTTAATCCCACTTTTAGTTTTTATAGCTTTAATTGGTTTTATATTATCATTAATTTTTAATTTTAATGAATCAACGTTAAAATTACCCCCTAAGCCATGAGATTTATCAAGGCTTAGAGGGTTATGTGAACCATTAGGAGCTTTTGGTGGTTTCCAATTTCTCCAATTACGTATTATTTTCGACATTCAG